CCCCTCCGCTTTCTCTTGGTTTCGACGCACACGGAGCAGATGACGGGATACTCGAAGGTGTCCCACAATCTGCTCCGTCAACTCGCAACGCTCTCTCCGCTTGTGAAGGTCTTCCACTTCGGGTTTCAGAGAAGTCCTGTGCGGGGATCCAAATCGACGCGTGCTCTTCCAGAGGGCGTTGTACAGTATGATGCTGCTCTGAACGAGGAACCTCGCGAAGAGGGATTCGGGTTCAACAAGTTCAAGGAGTACGTGGACATGGTCAATCCCGATGTTGTGATGATCTACAACGACGCGCTGATTGTGAACCGGTTCTTCCAGTCCCTTGGTCTTCAGAGCGAAGAGTCTCCGCGCCCTCCCTTCAAGATTTGGGTGTACCTCGATCAGGTCTACAAGAACAACCATGTCTCTCTCATTCACCCAATTGAGACGTTTGCAGAGAAGATCTTTGTGTTCACAGAGGGATGGAAGTCGCATCTGGTGACGCTTCTTGAGGATCCCACCAACGCGAGCAAACTTCACGTTCTTGAGCACGGAATCGACAAGAGTGTCTTCAAACCGCTCACGACACAGGAGCGCGAAGGCGTTCGTCAGGGAATCGGAGTTCCGCTGAACGCGAAAGTGTTTCTGAATGTGAACCGGAACAGCGAGCGCAAGCGACTTGATCTCACGATCATGGCGTTCGTGACTCTCCTGAAGCGCCATCCTTCGGATCCGTATTATCTTGTGATCGTTACGACTGCCCGCCCGGACATTGGTGGGACCTACGACCTCCTGGCAATCTACGCGAGCGAACTGAAGCGCGCGGGTCTCGATACCGAGACGTATGGGAAGCGGATGGTGATCATCGACAATGGACCTCCGAATCTTATCACGGACGATGCAATCAATCAGATCTACAATGCCTGCAACTACGGAATTAATACATCCGACGGAGAGGGATTCGGACTCTGTCAGTTGGAGCATCTTGCCACGGGAGCGCCCCAGGTTGTTCTGGATGTAGGAGACTATCGTGCGTTCCTCGACGACCAATGTGCGGTGTTTGTGAAACCGACTGAGATTCGCTATCTTCCTGCGCGGTTTGGAATGGGTCTCTATACGGAAACTGCCTCCCCCGATGCCATTGCCAGTGCTATGGAGGACGTGGAAATTCACTCGTCACACACGTGCATGAAGAAGGTAGAGAAGCGCGGGTGGGCGCGCATCTGCGATCCGTTCCTCGAGATGGTCGCGTCGGAAGCAAAGAAGTCTTAGGTGGGGATAAGACAGAATGGACCTGCGTGTCCTGACCTACAATGTCCACGGTCTTCCGTGGTGTCGGGTTCCAATCCTTCCGATGCTCACGTGGATCGCACGGAACACCGCTGCCGATGTCATCTGTCTCCAAGAAGTCTTTCAACGCAAGGCAATGAATGAACTCCTTGAATATGCTCCCTCGTACGGATACCGCGCACTCTTTCCACCCGAACAAGTGACTGCATCGTGCTTTGCGAATGCCAGTGGATTGTGCACGCTTGTCCGTCGCTCCATATCTGTGACAGAGTGGGGATTCACCCCCTTTTCTGACGCAGGGGGTCTCGAACGGTTTGTGCAAAAAGGTGTCTTCCGTCTGGAGTGTTGGAAAGATGGTCTCCGGTTTGATCTGTTCAACACGCACTTTCAATCCGATGGTACTGAGATCCCGTGTGTTCGAATCCGGCACGATCGCACGCGAGAGGCACAGGAATCCCAACTGGAACTCGTGATGTCTCGGTCGGAGTGTCCGATTGTGGCAGGAGACTTCAATCAATCCGTATTTCACACGCTCGAACGGTTGGACACTGGGTTTCACGTTACATTTCCAGAGACGTACGAACACTTGGATCACGTCCTCGTGTACGGTCCGGCACGCCTCCGGGTCTTGTATCACCGAACTGTCTATTTTGATGCCATTCAAATGAGCGACCACATCCCCGTGTTGACCACATTACGCATACGTGAAGAACTGAATGCGATCCCCGAGAAGCGATCCGATCTTGAGGAGGCGAGCAGCGTCAATCTCATAGGCAGGTAGATCGAAGACTTCCTTGGAGTCGCGATCAATCAAAAACAAGAAATCCTTGATCTTCACCTTCTGCAGGTGGCGCGTAGTGCGCATCGTGTTGCGGAAATAGGTGGAGTCGGGTTCGTCGTCCTTGATGGATGGATGAAACGCAAGATCTTCGGACTTGGTCTTCGAATCAAATCGCAAGCATTGGATGACAGGTGTCTCCCGACTATGGAGTTTCCGATGGACTTCACAGTCGACTGCTGCTTGCTTGAGAAGGGTGCTGATTGCCTTGGCAATGCGCTCTTTCTCATACGCGACCTCGAACAGGAACTCATCGGAAGACATAAAGGCATCGGCAGGACGTTCCCCAGCAGACTCGGCATACTTCTTGGGACGCGTGTCTGCGCGACGAATGGGCACAATGTTGGGAAACTCGGTTCCGGATGCCTGTTCGGGGGTGAACACGCTCATGTAGAAGGAAATCCGAATGGTGCGTTGATCCAGAGGAACCGGGACGATTGTGCCATCGATCGTCTGACGCGACGCGTGGGAGCAAATGCGGATGCCACGCCCAATGACCTGATCGTGGCGCGCGGGATTCCAGTAGGGTTCCAACAAGTGAATGTGACGGACATTCTTCAAGTTGAGACCCTCCGCTGCTGCCTTGGTGCCCATCAAGATAGACAAGAGGTGCTTGCCTCCCCGTTTGGCAATGCTGTCCTTGAGGGTCGGTGCGTGTTCGGGGAAGTCGCGGGTCAGAGAACTATAATCCTCGTTGAAGATGTGGCGCATAATCTCACGGGTTTCCTTGGTCGCTCCTGTGTACAGTGCATAGGCAGGTTTGGTGGGATCCATCGTGGGATCCTCGATATACTTCCCATCCTGCTTGATCAACCGGTACTCCTGGAATCCGTTGGCATCCAAGATTGCCGAGAAGATCCCCAGACCTTCCAGCGACTCGTACTGCGAGTAGACGAACTGATTGCGGAATCCATCGTCCACGGTTCCTGCAGATGCTTTGAGATTGCGCAATGCCTTCTGGAGTTTGGGCGAGTAGGTGGCAAGTGCACCCTCAGACAGATACCGGTCGGGATTGGTACGCAACGTCCGCAAGACATCCCCCTTTGCAATGGTTGCTGCGTCTTCGTCGCGATCCAGTCCCTCTCCGCGCAACTCCTTGGGAACGGAATAGTTGCAGACGAGACGAGACATCACACGATAGGACGAAAAGTTCTCATCCAGGGCACCGGGACCCTTGACTGCTTTCCTGGACTCACTCTTGATCTCCTCCCAACGCACTTCCAAATAGCGATTGAACTGCTCGTTCGACATCGGGATCTGCTCCAAGAGTTTGTCGTCGTCCACACGCTTGGGCAACATCCGCTCGTCGGCACCCTTGAAGTACGACACAAGACCCTGGATGCGGCGCGCAAACATCATTGGGTTCTTGATGGTCAACCCGTCCAGGAATGTATTGGCAAACTGATCGAACTTGGAGGGCAATGCCTCGAGGAACTCGGTGGTCACCTCTCCCAGAATGGCACCCTTGAAGTCGGACACGAACTTGTCCTTGAAGGTCTTAACCCAATCCCCCGGAGTCAAGAACGGCATGTCCTTGGTATACTGGACGGCAATACGATCCCCCTTGTCGTTGTAGACGCTCTTGAAGTTCTCGGGATTGCGCGTCAGCAGAATCTGACGCTTGATCGAGTTGAACTCGATGGTATCCACGTCCGGGATCTTCTTGAAGAACGCCATCATTGCGGACTCGTTCCACTGCTCGATTGCCTTCACGGGGAGCGTGATGCGCTCGATGGGTCCACGAAGGAGGTTCAGCAAGAGGGCAATCTCATTCGGGCGGTTGATGACGGGGGTTCCGGACAAGGCAACGACCTTGCAGTTGCGGGCATGGTAGATGGCATCGTAGAGGCGTCCTGCAATGGCAGATTTGTTGGCGACGCTTGAAATCAAGTTGTGAATCTCGTCCACGATGACCACGTGATTGTCAAACCGCGACGATGTTTTGGGATCCTCTTCCGGGACGACCTTCAAGACGCTCTCGCTATCGAGACCGTTGTAATTGATAAAGGAATACCGGTTGTCGATGAGATCGGAGATCTGCGCAGAGATACCGCGTTGAATGTCCAACGGCAGCGTGCTGTAGTTCGTCTCCTGCCCCGGGATCGTCGTGAAGTAGCGTCCCTGTTCGCGGAGGAACTTGTCGGAGATCCCCAAGGCAAGCGCAGGTGCCTTGTCTGCCTCAGACCGGATCGTATTGACTTGCCAGTGATTGTTGGTCATGTAGATCGGGTCACCGCACTTGCGCAACTCTTGCCGGTAGTTGTTCTGCAAGGACGCGGGGAGCATCACCACCACCTTCTTGTCGTGGAGCAAGGACTCGGCAACCCCAATGGACGAGCACGTCTTGCCGGTTCCGAGACCGTGATAGAAGAGCAGACCACGATACGGCGTCTCGACAAGAAGATAGTCTCGAACCAACTTCTGATGCGGAAGCAACTCCGTGGTGTTCTTGGACGGGTCGCCCTGCTTCAAACAGAGGTCCGCGTCAGTATCGAACTCGTCGAGCGGGTCCTTGTCCTTGGCGCGTTGCCGCAAGTAGATTCGGGCAATGTAATCCGCGAATGCCTTGCGGTTTGGAAGAACGTAGGGTTGACTCATTGTTTTTGGTGGTGAAGAAACAATGGAGTCAGAAATTCGCGGCAACTACAAAGTCTGGATCGCCACCATCTACCTCTTCCTTGTCAGCGGGTTTCTCTATCTAAAACCTGCGCTTGCCTTCGGCGAAGAGGGTCGGGTTCGCCCCTTCGGCGTGGGTGAGCGGGAAAAGACCGTCTTTCCCTTGTGGTGGTGGATGTTTGTGATTGCCGTTGCCTCGTACATGATCGTGATGTTTTTGGTCAAGTTTGAATTATAATGCAAGGACCCTTTGTCTATGGATCGTGGAGGGATGGGTCGAATGTCTATCGAGATCTGCGCGGCAGATGGTATGTCATCCACTGGAGTCCTCGAAAGGGAGAGTACAAACGATTCATTCATACTTTTCGTCCTCAGCACGATCCGATTCCTGTTCGTACACGGCAGTTCAAT